CACCAACGTAAATCTTGCCGAAGAATTCTGGACGAACTACCTTCTTGGCGTAACGGGTCATTACACCACGGCGTGGAGTGAAGTTAATTGGATCATATACTAATGGTGTTTGTACCAATGGAATATATGGAGCATAAACTGCACCTGTTTCTAGGAAGTTATTTCCACGGAAGCCCATCAAGATTGTATTTTCTTGCATGTATGGGTTCTTGTAAACTTGGAAACGTGAAGCAAAAGAACCAACGCGGCTTACGCCCATTGCGAACTTAGCACTATCACCATCAGTGTTTACAACGTATCCTGGGATTGATTCCAATACAGTGGCTACGTCTGGTCCTACAACCAAGAAGTTAGCACCACCACGTAGAGTCAATTGATGAATCTTGTTAGAGACCTTTTGAATCTTGTTACCAAGAGTTTGGAACCAGGTACTCTTTACGTAAGCAGTACGATTGGTTGCATCGTTGTTTACGGTGAAGGTTGGTAGACCATTTGCATCATTGTTACCCTTAACAAGGTCTTTACCAATTACGGCGGACCAAGCTTCAGTTGTTAATGATGGAGCAGCACTAATCAACATGTCCATGATTTCAAGATCAATTTCCATTGATACATATTCACTCAATAGAGCAGTCAATTCTGCTTCTGCGTCAATGCTGTGGTAAGCATTCAAGTCTTGCGCCAATTCTGGAGTCCAGACTGCCTTTAACTTACGTGTCTTAGCAACAATTGGTTCACTCTTGAGTTCCAAGTTAACTTCTGGAATGTTGATATCAGTACCTGCATCAACACCTTGTCCAGCAACAACACCCTTGAATGGATTTGTATCTTCAAAGTCACCACGGGTTTCAGCTGTTGGTTGTTTGTTGAATGTTAAGGTTGCTTGACTTACGCCACCGGAAACGCCTGAACCAGTTACAATGAATTGAATTATGTAATATGGACTATTAATAGATCCAGTATTATATACCTTGGTCAATTCATTTAGCACGTTAGATGGATTGATGTTACCAGAACCACTGATGGTGAAGCTTCTTACGGCGTTCAAGTCAGCGTTGAGTGTGTTTCCAGCGACCAAAACATTGACCTTTTGACCAGTAAATGTTTTTGTACTTGATGTCAAATCAGCATCAAAGTTAAGATCATTCAAGGTTGCGGAACCAGAAGTGATGGAGAACTGTGAGCTCGTGAAGTTACTGGTGTATGAATAACGACCAACACCATATAGACCGTTTACTGCGTCATCAGTAGAACCTAGTTTGGTTGAGTTACCACCAAACATGGATGAACCACTGAATGGATTGGATCCTGGTAGACCACCACGAGCAGTACCATACTTGAAGTCTAGATAGAAGATTAGACCGGATGGTAGGTTCATTGGTTGAACTGAAACGAATTCCTTAGCGGAGATTTCAGCGAATACACGGCGAACTAATGGAAGAGCTACGCCAGCCCATTGTTCACTGTTGGTAGAAGTACCTGTAGAGGTAGATTCATCAAGCAATTGTTTTGCTTGATTTTCCAATAGGATAGACATATTGGCCTTATCAATGCCTTCCAGACCTTCAAGAAGACCTGTCTTGTCCCATTTTGATTGTAATGCACGGGTTTCAGTCATTAACTTAGCCTGTGGATTCATATTGTTTGTCAATAATGATTTAATATCACTCATATTTTTTCTTTCTTATTTTTGGTTTTTAATTTACTTGCCTTATTTTAATTTTTTTACTTCTTGATTCCGGCAAGTCTTTGGAATCTTGAAGCCATCACGTTGCTGTTTTCAACAATCAACTGTTTTTTAGGAGCTGTTGATGCAACTGGTTTACTTGCCAAACCTTCGGTGATAGTATGCGCAGCTGTATTTAATTTCTTGACAGCTGATCCACCTGAACTAAGTGATTCGGACAAAATTTTATAACTCAACTTAACTTCACGGATGGAGTGGGTTAAGTCAAAAGTTTCTACTACCTTCATCTTTTGAGCTTGGTTCAATGTAAATTTATTGAACAACTTGTTGGTGTACAACAATTTAGCATTCAAAAGATTGATTTCATTCAATTGATCGCGTAGATATTGAACGGTGTGTAAAGCTTCAGCCAATTGAACAGATTCTTTAGTTGGTTCTTCTACTTCTTCTGTTTCCATAGAATCTTCCTCATTAGCTTCATATACTTCTTCAACTTCTTCACTCAAGGTGTCTAGAAGTTCTTGTAGATTGATTTCTTCATCAACTTCTTCTTCAGAAGGAACTGGTGTTGGCATTTCAGCCGCAGGTTCTACTGGAGCCATTGATGGAGCCATTGGTGGTACTTCAGCGGCTGGTGCAGCTGGTGCAGTTGGTGCAGTTGGTTCATCTCCCATTTCTCTTTCAAGTTCAGCAAGAATTTCATCAAGTACTTCACTTGTTACTTCTTCATCAACTTCTTCTTCTTGCAATCCTTGACCAGAGTCTG